GTTTAAACCATTGAATATATCTAATGAGCGTATAGGTATTTTTAATAAAGTTAAGCGTGATTGTGATGTAGCACCGGATTGTGTACAATTTTACGAAGGTTATTCTGACAAACCTATTACTAGTTATGATCGTAATACTAATGACGTGGAAAAAATAGCGAATTGTGCGAGTATTTTGCAAGAAAAATATGATGAGTTGTTTCCAGCTGCTTCTATTAACACAAGAGAGTTTGATTCCTATGATGTTATTTATGATGATTTGAGTTTGAATATGCATACACCTCATTGTGCTGTGAATATATCGAAATTAGGCGCGGTGAAAGACAAGAGATTATTTAAGTCAGTGTTACGTACTAGTAAGAGCTATCCACGACCTAAGAATTTGAAGGAAGAGATTCTAACTTTGAATTCTAGAAATTTTGGCGCATTAAAAACACGTAGTCCTACTAATACAGCTGTTTCAGTTGATCGAGTTCTAAAAAATTTTTTAAAGGTTATGTGTAAGGATGATGCTAAGGATCGATTGCAACAATATAGGGATAATCCAATAGTGTTGAATGAGATTAATTTAAGTTATTGGCTGCAAGAACAAGATAGTAGTAAAATACCGCAGTATGATAAAATTGAAGATTTTAATCCTGATCATATAGATAATTCTCGTTTTACAATGTCTATCAAACCAGATGTTAAGGCTCGAGCCGAAATGAATGATCATCTAAAGTATGCCAAGTTACAGACTATAACTTATCCTGATAAAGGGATTAATGCTACTTATGGTGCTATTGGTAAGGAAATTCATAATCGTATTGAATTGTTACTTAAAGACAATGTTTTATATAATACGAGAAAAGAGCCCAGAAGGATTCGAAGATTTTTGGAACGTTATCGTGTTAAGAATTTGAAGAGTTATTCAATTGAAGCAGATATTAGTCAATATGATAAATCTCAGGAAGAATTTTGTAAGGCGTTACAACATGCTTTTTATCAAATGTTGGGTGTTAATGTTCAAGATTTGAATCGTTTGAAACAAGCAGATTCTGTTTCTACTTATGTCGATATGGTTTTGGGTCTGATGGCACGAGTTAGTGAAGCTTGTAAGTCCGGTTTACCTTGGACGTTGTTAAATAACACTTTGCTAAATATGTTAGTGTTAGCGGATGTTATTGCTATGTTACTTAAAAATTTGAGTGATATATTGTATGTGATGATTTTGGGGGATGATTCAGTTGTAGTTTCGAAGAAACCAGTTGATACACATCGTATAAATCATTATTTTGCGTCTGCTTTTAATTTGATAGCTAAGGTGTTTGTAAGTGAAGTGCCATATTTTTGTTCGTCTTATGTGGTTGAAACTCCGGATAGTGTGTTTTTTATGCCTGATCCTTTGAAAATGATTGAGAAGTTGTCTGTGGTGAATACAGCTGATGAGGAGAAGTTGCATGAAATTTTTATATCTAGGCAGGACAATCTTGAGTCATATTCTAACTATATGGCTTTGCGATCGTTGGATTTGGCTGTACAGAGACGTTTGGGTATTAAAGTAAGTATTATGGATATGTTGCGTGCATTGTATACAATTTCAGTGGATGAAAAAGAGTTTCGTAAGTTGTATACGAGTGAACCAGTGGTAATTGTT